CTGTACGACGTATCTGCCGTATCCCTTCCCGCGAATGACGGAACAGAAATCAGCGCTCGCAGCTGGTGCGACGGAGTGATCGCAGAGCTTGAGGCGGAGAGACTGAAGAGCGTTGCTATAGAAGAGGCGAGGGCGAAAGCGCTTGCCGCAATCAACAAATACCACAAGGAGGTCAGCAATGACTAAGGAAATGGAACGCCTCAAGGAAATCGAGGCAAGACGTGCAGAGCTCACCGAAGAGGCTGGCTCCGCAGAGGTCACTGAAACCCGCCTCGCAGAGATCACAACCGAGGCAGAAGCACTCAACAAAGAAGAGATGGAGGTACGTGCAAAGATGGCACTTGAAGTCAAGAACACCGCTCCGGTAGCTAATCCGGAGACCGAGAGCAAGGCAGATGAGTTTGTAAGGACCGGCAGAATGGTCATGGAGACCAGACAGCTTCTTTCCACCGGACATATTGCAAAACCGGTCGCAGTTGGTGGCATCAGCGACCTTGCAGCATCCGCAAGCGACATTGTAGATGATGTCCATGCTTTCGCGCTTGACGGCGTCGGCACATGGAGAGCCGCATACAAGGCCACAAATGCAGCTGCTGCAGATGTGACTGAAGGCTCCGCAGTAGGTGGCACAGCTTCCACCTATAACTATGTAGATATCAGCCCGTCAGAGTGGGGCGTTCTCGATGAGATCTCTAAGCAGGTCAAGAAGCAGAGCCCGCTGGACTACCAGGGCGCGATCGAGGATTCCGCTGTTTCTGCACTGCGTGACACAGCATCCGCGAAGATCCTTGCAGCCGTGCAGGCTTCCAGCCTTAAGGAGGCCATCTTCTCCAGAGCACTGGATCAGAATTTCCTGCGCAATACTGTCCTGGGCTTCCGTCCCATCAAGGGCAAGGGCACTTGCAAGCTCTATATTTCTCAGGCTGACCTGGCTACTCTCGGTAATGTCCGCGGCACCAACGAAAAGAGAGCTCTCTACGAGATCACCTTCGCAGACGAGACCAACACTTTCGGCACCATCAAGGAAGGCGGCATTGCCGTTTCCTTCAGGATCCTTGATGGCCTGACTGCTGGTACTCAGCTGTATGGCCAGCCCGGTACGATCGACATGCCGATGTGGGGCAACTATGCAGTAGAGACCGACGAGGGCGGCGACTACTTCAAGAGATCCATGATCGGTATCAAGGGCACCCAGACCGCAGGTGCCGATCTGGTTGCTTTCCACGGCATGCAGGTCATCAAGCAGGCTGCTTCGACCTGATCGAGTAAAGGAGGCCCGGCATGAGCGTAAGCAGTGAATATCTGAATAAGATCAAGTTTGCTGTGCGGACGGTATCGACGGACGCCAATGTGGTCCAGGAGATCACGGACATCATCGAAGAGTGCCGGGCTGACATGATCAACAAGGGGGTGGATGAGTCCATCGCAAACGATGAGACAAATTACTCCACCCTCGGATGTATCAGGTCTTTCGCACGGTCCCGCTTCGGTATCGATGCCAACGACATCCGGATCAATATGGATGACTACCGGCTGCAGGTCGACGAGCTGAGAAAGGTGGCGCTAGATGAGGATCCCTGACAAGGCGGAGCTCGTCTCCGTCACTCATACCCGTGATGATTACGGCGTGATGCGGAAGACGGAGACGCTGGTCCCCGTCTATGGCTATTACGATTCGATCATCGCAAGCGAGATCTTCGACGCAGGCCGGAACGGGCTTAATCCGCAGTTCCGCTTTGTCATGACAGAACTGGACTACAGCGGCCAGAGCATCCTGATCCGGGACGGGGAGCGATTCTCCATTTACAGGACGTACCGCCCGAACAACGGCACAATAGAGCTCTACTGTGAGCGGAAGGGCGGCACGAATGGCACGTAAGACGATCAAGCCCATCGATCTCGAGAGCACGCTCAAAGAGATCCTGACAAAGTACGGCGACGATGTCTATAAGGTCATGAGCACAGCTGTGGTGGATGTCTCCAACGAAGCAGCGAAAAAGCTCCGTGCCGGAGGATCTTACGGCGGCACAGGTGCTTATAAAAATGACTGGGTCGCTGATGATATCCCGAAGGGCGTCCTGTCGAAGACAAGGGTCGTCCACAACACAGGGCACTATCGTTTGACGCATCTGCTGGAAAAGGGCCACGTAAGCCGGAACGGTACACACCGGACCTTCGGCACCGTCAGGGCCTATCCGCATATCAAGCCTGTGGAAGAATGGACTATCAAGGAACTGCCGCGAAAGGTCGAGGAGGCGATAACGCACATATCATGACGTACAAACAAATAGCAAGCATGATCGACGGCTTCGGCCTGCCAAATGCGTATTATCAGTTTCCTGACAACACGCCACAGGTCCCGCCGTTCATCTGCTTTTATTATGAGGACTCGAACGATATGTACGCCGACGGTATCAACTACCAGAAGATCGTACAGCTGACGATCGAGTTCTATTCCGATAGCAAGGACTTCTACTATGAAGGCCTGATCGAAGACGCACTGACAGCTGCTTCGCTTACATATCGTAAGTCGGAGCAGTATTTAGATTCTGAGCGAATGCACGAAACCGTGTATGAAATGGAGGTTTTAATCAATGCCGAATAAGGTTAAATACGGACTCAAAGGAGTCTACTACGCAAAGGCAACCATCGCAGCAGACGGCAGCGCAACCTACGAAACTCCTGTCGCGTGGCCGGGCGCTGTATCCCTGTCCCTGGACGCAGAAGGCGAGACCACGAAGTTCAGAGCGGACAACATCGACTACTGGGTAGGCCAGTCCAACAACGGCTACTCCGGCGACTTCGAGTCCGCACTGATCCCGGACGACTTCCGCAAGGACATCCTCGGAGAGATCGAGGACACTAATGGCATCCTGGTCGAGGCAGCGGACGCAAAGCCGAGCCCCTTCGCTCTGCTCTTCCAGTTTGAGGGAGACGCAGCGAACACCAGACACGTCCTTTATAACTGCTCTGCAACTCGTCCGAGCGTGTCCGGACAGACCACTGAGGATACTGTCGAGCCGCAGACTGAGACTATCAGCCTTACCGCTTCCAGCATCCATGTGGCAGCCCTTGGACACGACCTGGTCAAGGCCCGCTGCGCAGCAGACAACGCTACCCAGTACGCCGGATGGTATACCGCGGTATACGTACCGACGGCTGGAGAATAATGACCGGTACGATACAGATCGGCGACAAATCCATTACTTTCTGCGGCAACGCCGCGACCCCCATACGATATAAGCAGGTCTTCCGCCAGGATCTGCTTATGTCGTTCAAGGGTATGAGCCCGGATGGACTTGACACGGATCTGATCTTACAGCTGGCGTTTATCATGGCGGAGCAGGCAGAAGGCACGGATTTTAATTCAGTGACTTTTGATGCATACGTTGACTGGCTGGAGCAGTTTGAGGAGAACGACATCCTGCAGGCCATGCCGGACATCGTGAACCTTTGGATGAACAACAGCAAAGCGAGCGTAAAAGCTAAAAAAAAATGAGAGCAACCGACCGGGATCTGACCACAGCCCTGTACATTCTCAGGGCTGTGCAGGTCGGTCTGCATATCAATGACATGGATGCGCTGGACATGGGAGACGTGATGGACATCATCACAGAGTCGTCCAATGACAACGCAGAATATAAACAGCTGGCAAACCAGGCGGACTTCGACAGATTCTGAGGTAATTATGGGAGCATCAAACATTAAGGGTATAACCATCGAGATCGATGGCGAAACCACAAAATTATCAAAAGCACTGAAAGATGTAGACGGCTCGATAAAGAACACCCAGAGTTCGCTTAAAGAGGTTAACAAGCTTCTGAAATTGGATCCTGGCAACACTGATCTGCTCACACAGAAGCAGAAACTGTTGAAGGATGCGATCGGAGAGACGAAGGACCGTCTGCAGACATTAAGGGACGCACAGTCTCAGGTCGCCAAGGGCTCCGACGAATGGAATGCCCTGCAGACCGAGATCGTAACGACCGAAGGGAAGCTAAAAAGCCTAGAGGACCAGTATAAGAGCTTTGGATCCGTTGCAGCGCAGCAAATCCAGGCAGCCGGACAGAAGATGTCCGAGTTTGGCGACAAGGTCACCAGTGCCGGTAAAGCATTCGCGCCGATCTCCGGAGCAGCTGCCGGCGGTCTTACTGCAGCGGTAAAAGAGGCCGCAAGCTTTGACGCCCAGATGAGCAAGGTCCAGGCGATCTCTGGAGCATCCACGGAAGACATGGAAGCTCTGAGAGCCAAGGCCCGCGAGATGGGCGCTGCCACAAAGTTCTCCGCCGAAGAAGCAGGCCAGGGTCTTGAGTACATGGCAATGGCCGGTTGGAAGACCGAGCAGATGATGGACGGCATCCAGCCGATCCTGAATCTGGCAGCGGCTTCCGGTGAGGAGCTTGGCACGACCTCCGATATCGTCACTGATGCACTGACCGGCTTCGGTCTGAAAGCAGAAGACGCCGGACATTTTGCTGACATTCTGGCAGCCGCGTCTTCAAATGCGAACACCAACGTCTCCATGCTTGGCGAGTCGTTCAAATACGCGGCCCCGGTCGCCGGTGCATTAGGATATTCTGCAGAGGACGTTTCTGTCGCCCTCGGCCTGATGGCGAACAGCGGAATTAAGGCATCTCAGGCAGGTACATCGCTCCGGAATATCTTCCAGCGTATGGCAAAGCCTACGAAGGAATCCGAGGCTGCCATGAACAGGCTCGGCGTCTCCATGTATAACGATGAGGGGCAGATGTACTCCTTCATGGATATCATGGAGCAGCTTCGCTCGAGCATGGGCAACATCAAAATGCCCACAGAAGAAGCCATGGAGCAGTTTGCGCTGCTGGATGAACAGTGCGCGAGTGGTGCGATCACAGAAAAACAGTGGTCCGCCGCGACGGAGGAACTCATCAAGCAGACCTTTGGCGCGGAAGAGGCAGAGAAAGCCCGTGCTGCTGCCATGCTTGGCGGATCGAGAGCGATGGCCGGATTGCTTGCCATCACAAACGCTTCGGACGAGGACTTTGAAAAACTCCGCTCTGCTGTAGAAAATTCGTCGCAGTCTTTTGCACAGCTGGCTGACGGTTCGATCGTTCCAATGAACGAGGCCCTGGCAAGCGGCCAGGAGATCATCGCTACCTATAACGGCGAAGCGGAGAAGATGTCTGCCGTCATGCTGCAGAACCTTCCCGGTGCTCTTACGATCCTGAAGTCAGGCATCTCCGAGCTGGCCATCTCCATCGGTGAGGCCTTGATGCCAAACATCCAGGCGATCGTCGCAAAGGTGCAGGATGTCGTCAACTGGTTCAACAGCCTCGATCAGACTCAGAAACAGCTGATCGCGACAATACTGGTCGTTGTGGCTGCCATCAGCCCGGTGCTGATCGTTCTCGGAACATTGATCAGTTCCGTCGGCAATATAACCACCGCGGTCGGAAAACTGGTCGGCTATGTATCCGGAACTCTGATTCCTGCGATCACAGCAATCAGTGCACCGGTCCTTATAATCATTGCTGTCATCGCGGCATTAGGGGTCGCCCTTGTTGCACTGTATGCGACAAACGAGGACTTCCGCAACAAGGTCAATGCTATTTGGGAGCAGATAAAGGAAGTCATATCTCTGGTGATTCAGGTGATCCAGGCAGTCATCCAGAAATTCATCCAGGTGGTGCAGGCCGCATGGAGCCGCTGGGGCGATACGATCCTGAACGTGGCAAAATCCGTTTGGAATTTCATCCTCACGGAGATCTCCGTAGCGATCAACCTGATCAAGGATGTCCTGAACGTCGTCATGGCTGCCATTAACGGCGACTGGACCGGAGTATGGAACGGCATCAAGCAGTTCGTAACTGATCTCTGGAACGGCATCAAAGAGATCGTCAGCGCGGGCATCGAAGCGGCCAAGACCACCATCGACACAGTGATGAACGGCATCAAGGGCATCTGGGAAGATATCTGGGGCAACATCAAAGCAAAGGTCGAGGAGATCTGGGGCAATATCAAAAGCACTGTCGAGAACATGCTCGAAACCATCAAGAGCAATGTCGACAGCATCAAAGAAACCATCACCACGAAGATCGGGGAGGCTGTTGACTTTATCAAGGGTCTTCCGGAACAGGCTCTTACATGGGGCCGTGATTTGA